GAATACAAACGCGACTTGGAAACAGGCAAGTCTGGCCCCAGTTCCGATCAGCACGAGCGCCAACGCGCTCGGCGTGAGTACGACAAGAAGGGCATCGCCCGCACGGGCAAAGACATTGACCACATCAAACCGTTGCGCAAGGGCGGCAAGTCAGTACCGGGCAACCTGCGACTGCGTGCCAAGAAGGCCAACCAAGGAGACAACAAATGACGCGAGAGGAGATTAGTGATAGAGCTAGTGCACGCGCCAGTGCCGTGGCCTACATGAGAGAACAAGGTATGACCTACGCCGTTATTGGCGCAAGGGTTGGAATATCTGTAAGTAGAGCGCAGCAATTGTATAAAAGACATGTGCGAAACACTGCACAGCTTTGCCGCAGAACCAAAGACCTGACAGAACTACTAAAACAAATCGCATAAACCGAGAAGCAAATGCAAATCATAGAAGACAAAGCACTACTGTTTAGCACACGAAACCCCCAAAAGTACAGCATCATCCCCAAGTCCAAAGTCATGCCCCGCGCTGATGGTGGCTTCGATGTTGCAGTCTACTGGGGGCTGGATGAGGCGCGTGTGTTGAAGAACCTTGGCGTCAAAGATGTACCTTCGCCCATCATGCGGCGCTACGCTTGGCCCGGTAGGTACAAACCCATGGCGCACCAAAAAGAGACCTCTGCGTTTTTGACCATGCACCGCAAAGCGTTTGTGTTTTCCGAACCTGGCACAGGCAAGACGCTATCCGCACTGTGGGCAGCAGACTACTTAATGCAACGCGGAGACATTCGCCGGGTGTTGGTGTTGTGCCCACTATCCATCATGCAATCCGCATGGTTGGCAGACCTGAACAGCAGCATCATTCATCGCTCTGCCATCATCGCGCACCACTCGCAGGCTAGCCGCCGCATCGAGATGATTCAGCAAGACTACGAGTTCGTAATCGCCAACTACGATGGGTTGAATCTGATTGCGTCTGAGATCGTCAATGATGGGCGCTTTGATCTGGTGATCGTTGACGAAGCCAATGCATACAAGACCGTGACCACCAAGCGCTGGAAGGCGCTCAAGTCCATACTCAGGGCCGACACCCATGTGTGGATGATGACAGGCACACCAGCGTCCCAGTCCCCTGCCGACGCGTATGGGCTGGCCAAGATCGTCAACCCCGATGGGATACCCCGCCTGTACACAGGTTGGCGCGACATGGTGATGAACAAGGTCACCATGTACAAGTGGGCACCAAAAGCCAACGCCCCCGATCTGGTGCACGAGGCACTACAGCCCGCCATTCGCTACACCAAAGCACAATGCCTGGACTTGCCGCCTGTGTTAACCACCACACGGCAAGTGCCGTTGACCCCACAACAAGCCAAGTACTACAACCTCCTCAAAGACCGCATGCTTGTGCAAGCCGCAGGTGAAACGATCACCGCAGTCAACGCGGCGGCGGCACTGAGCAAGCTATTGCAGATCAGTTGCGGTGCGGCGTACACAGATGAGAAGGAAGTTGTTGAGTTTGATTCAGCACCGCGCCTGGGTGTGTTGGAGGAAATACTTGAAGAGACCGACCGCAAGGTACTTATCTTCGCGTTGTTTCGCAGCACCATTGACACCATCCACACGCACCTGCTCAAGCGCCATATAACCGCTGAGTGCATCCACGGCTCAGTCACACCACCCAAACGCGCTGACATCATCCGCCGCTTTCAAAACGAGCCTGACCCCCGCGTGTTGGTGATGCAGCCGCAGGCTACGGCACACGGGATTACCCTGACTGCCGCCGACACAGTTGTGTTCTATGGCCCGTTGATGAGCGTTGAGCAATACATCCAGTGCATTGCGCGTGCTGACCGCAAGGGACAGAACTCAGACAAGGTAACCGTCATCCATATCGAGGGTAGTCCCATTGAGAAAAAGATGTTTAAAGCTTTGGAGGGCAAAGTAAGCGACAACTTACTTTTGACCCAAATGTTCGATGCAGAAATAAATTCTTGAAAGGAGTTGCAAAACAAAAATTAATGTGTACCATGTCCAACCTTAGACAAATAAAACAGGAGAAGTAATTGAACGAAACCGCTGTACCACTCGACAGACTTACGAAAATTTACCGTAAGATAAAAGCTGAGATCGACACCATGACGCAGGAGTACGACACCAAATTGGAAGAACTCAAAGCGCAACAGGACGAGATCAAGTTTGCAATCAAAGACCAGATGAAGGCGCTTGGCGTCTCCACGGTCAAAACCCCCTTCGGCACCGTGAGCATGCGTACATCAACGCGCTACTCAACACAAGACTGGGCATCGTTCAAGGAGTTCATCCTTGAGCACAGTGTCGTGGACTTGTTAGAGAAGCGCATTGCACAAGGAAACATGCGCACGTTTCTTGAAGAAAATCCTGGGGTAGTTCCCCCAGGCTTGAACTCAGTCTCTGAGTTTCAAGTTGTCATAACCAAACCCACCTGACCATCATGACCAATATCACACTTTTCTCCCCCACAAATGTTCCCGCATTCGCCCGTAACAACGAGTTGTCCGACACCGCCAAAGCCCTCACGGGCGGCAACGTCTCCAGCGTCAAACGCATCTCCATCAAAGGTGGTGTGTTCCGCTTGGTAGCAGGCGGCAAAGAGATCGCGTCCGTTGATGAACGCCACATGAACGTCATCATCGTGAAAGCCGCCCCCAAGGTGAGCCGCATCTTCTACGCCAAGTCCTATGACGCCGACAACATCACCGGGCCTGATTGCTGGAGCAATGATGGTGAGCGCCCTGACCCCACTGCTGAACACAAGCAGTCGGTGACTTGCATGAACTGCCCGCAAAACGCGGCGGGTTCTGGCCAAGGTAATAGCCGCGCTTGCCGCTACCAACAGCGCTTGGCTGTTGTGCTTGAGAACAACCCCACTGGGGATGTGTTGCAGTTGACCTTGCCCGCCACTTCGGTGTTCGGTAAGGAAGACGGCGACAAGCGCCCATTGCAGGCATACGCCCGGTTCCTGGCCGTGCAGAACCCGCCTGTGAACCCCGAGCAGATCGTCACCGAGATGCGTTTCGATACTAAGGCCGAGGCTCCCAAACTGCACTTCAAACCCGTGCGCTGGTTGACTGAAGAAGAGTACGAGGTCGTCAAGGCCCAGGCTGAAAGCGCCGATGCGCAACGCGCAATCGTGATGACCACGGCACAAAGCGATGGTGTCAAAACCGCACCTGTGTTGGCCATCCCCGGCAAGCCGCCTGTGGTTGAGAAGAAGCCCCAGACCGCGCCTGTGGCGGAAGCTGATGAGGAACCCGAAGTGCGTAGCACTGCGGCCAAGCCGTCTGCCGTGCCAGCCAAGAAGAGCAAGTTGGCGGACATTGTGTCCGATTGGGACGATGAGTAAAACCAGCGGGGGCTTCGGCCCCTGCATTTAGGAGAATCAAATGGATAGAGATCATAAATTTTGGATTTGTATGTGGGGCATGGTGGTGACGTTTTTGATAACGGTGATGGTGTGCCTCACCCTGTCAGGGTTTGACCGCCGCGACAAGTGGGACAAAGCCGTGAGCAACGGCGCAGACCCGATGGTGACTAACTGTGCTTTGTATTCGGCTGATACCAGCGGCGATATTGCCATCTGTACCATCCTGGCGCAGAACCGCAAGTGACATGGCCTACTCAGAAAAAACAATCAACGCGATCATGCGTGCGCCCAAGACGCTGGGGAACCAGCTAGGTCGATGGGCCGCGCACCACAACTTCTCGGTCGTGCGCATCTCCAAAGCGCTGGGCGTGTCGCGCCAGACCGTCTACAACTGGTTTGAAGGTGGCGACATCTTCCCCGCCTATGAGTTCCGGGTCGAGACCATGTTGAAATTCCTTCAAACCTCACACTCGGCGGACGATGCCTGGAGAAAAATATGCGCACATTACAACCTAGAACCTTAAGCAACAGCGAACTCATCCGCATTGCGGCAGACGAACTGGACTCACACGACAACTTGCCCCGCGAATGGCAAGTTGAATTGCTGCGCCGCTTCATGGCGCTGGCACCCACTGACGAGCACCCGCTCAGAGACCCCCAGCAGCTCGACCTGTTTAAATAATCCGAAGGACTTCCATGACCCCGCTTGAATTTCTAGCGGTCGTTTTGCCGTCCCCGGACAACGGGTTGTACTGTGCGGCAGAGCTATCAACAAAAAAGAAGGAGCATATCTATGTGCAATACACGGAGGAAATTACCCCCACCATAGACAAATGGGTTCGTCAACAAAAGGATGTGTACTTTGCGGTATCCACCTTTGAGAACAAGGGCAAGCGCACAGCGGACAACGCCCGCTTCATTCGCGCACTGTTCGTTGACATGGATGGGTACACCACCAAGAAGGACGCAGCAAACGCGCTGAATGAGTTCTTGGCAAAGACAGGCATTGACCTGCTGGGTTCACCCTACGTTGTCGGTTCTGGTGGTGGGTTGCACTGCTACTGGCCTTTCACGCACGATGTAACAGTCGATGAATGGAAGCCTGTGGCAGAGAACTTCAAGCGCTTGTGTAAGCAAGAAGCCTTAAGCATTGACATGACCGTGACAGCAGACGCCGCCCGAGTGTTGCGCGTACCCGATACGTTCAATCACAAAGAGAAGTACGGCACGCCGCGCAAGGTCCGCATACTGGCTGAAGGCGACACCTTTGACTTCCACACGCTGGCCGAGCACATCCGCAGTCAACTGAAGTCGCTGCCCCCCATGCTGCCGCCCAAGGCCAAGACGGACTTGGCGATCCCGGGTGAGCGGCCTGTAGCTACGGTGTCTGCAACGACAGTGAAGT